GGTTGAGCTTCACGTAGCGCGGCCGCGGCAACAGCCCAGAGAGCGCTCGCTCGAGGCGGATGATGTTCGGACCGAGCCCGATCGTGATCCACATCAGGTTCTGCTCCTCGATCCCGGTCCCCCAACTCGTGGAGCGCTCGACGTCTGCGACCAGGTGCGGCGGGGTCCGGAAGAACCCGCAGATCATCGACCGGGTCGCCTTGATCGTGTCGAGGAACTGCACGTCGGCGGGCTTCAGCGTGATGGTCTCGAACCGAAGGCCTCCGCCGAGGACCGCGGGCTTGCGCGAGCGGTTCCCGTGGTTGGCCATCCACATCGCCTGGTATCGCTTGGCGTCGTCGTCGGTGAGCTTCCCCTCCGTCTGCAGGTAGCCCGGTGGCACGGAGGCCTCCGCGAAGAACCGGGCGGAGAACTCCTCTGCCGCGAGCGACGTGCCGATCGTCTGGCGCGCGTACTCGATCGGGTTCAGGCCCTCGACGTGGCGGATGCCGGGGAGCTTCAGGCCCTTGATGTGCAGGACCTCGAAGTCGGTGAGCGGCTCGCGCTCTCCCGCGATCCGGTACAGGACGCGGCCGGTCTTCTTGTCGCGCTTGGGATGCACGTCGTCGGGATGCAGCGGCTCGATCTGCGTGGCGAACCCCATCGCGTCCCGCTCGACGACGAGTCCATAGCCGTTGCCCCGCAGCACGAGTGAGAGCAACAGCTGCGAGACCCATTCGGTCCACTCCACACCCTGGTAGGGCTCCTCGATCAGCTTCGGCTTCGTGAGCGGTGCCCGCCCGGTCCCCTCGTCGCGGAACACGCCGACCGGGAGCGTCGAGATCACGTCGCAGGTGAGGCTCGCACACGAGAAGACCGTGATCTGCTGCAGCGCCCGCCGCTCCTCGACCGGCACCCCGGCCCACGTGCTCCACCCGTCGGCCGGACCGGGGATCTCGGCGCTCGTGGCGCCGAAGGTCGGGTCCGCATGTCGGAGCTGTCGGAGCGCGGAGCGGATGATCACCTCGGGCCCTCCACGACGAGCGCGATGGCGACGAGCGCGAGACCCGCGGCCGCCAGGCCGAGGGGTCGGGCGACGTCCCAGGCGGCGAGGACGACCAGGGCGAACCCGCAGATCTCGAGCACGGTCCCCCGGACCCGCTTGTGGGCGAGCATGCTGCGCAGACGTCGGAGCATCGCGCCTATCGTCGCGGGCAGGTCACGCCTCAGACGAACAGGAACGGCTGGCGCTCCTCCTCGACGGGCAGCTCCGCCATGTACGCCGCGATCGCCACCGCGATGGCTCCGTCGATCACGCCGCGTGACTTCAGCTTGTGCAGCCTCCAGCCCCTCGAGGTCTCCCGCTTACCGGCGGCGGCGACGTGGCGACGAAGCGTCCGGTCGGCTCCGTGGCGCACCCGGCCCTGGATCAGCAGCTCGTAGAGGTTCATCGATGCAGGCACCATGCGCGCGTCCGACTGCGGGAACTCCTCGATCGGGAGGCCCTCCTCCCGCAGCATCACCATCGAGCGGACCATGTTGTAGGGGTCGACGAGGATCCGCGAGACGTCGTAGCGGATGCACGCCTCGCGCAGGAACTGCTCCAGCACGTCGAAGTCGAGATAGCCCGTGTCCGCATCGGCCCGCATCACCGAGGTCTTCACGTGGTGAACGCCCTTTGCATCACGGTGGTCGATCGCGATCGCGGTCGTGTCGCGCTTGGGCGCCGCGTCGACGGCGATCACGACAGGTGCCCCATCCGGAATGCGCGGCTTCGCGGCGCACCCATCCCACAGCTCGAGCGGGATCGCCTGCTCCTCGGCGAAGGTCCACTGGTTCAGGTGGAACCGACGGAACTGGTTCTCCAACCCCAGCTCCCGGGCGCGCTTCAGCTCCTGGCGGAGGTAGGCGAGTGTGACCCACCGCGAGGGGTTCGCCCGACGCATCCCCTTCGTGTCCTCGAGCTTCGAGCCCTCGGGGGCCTGGTACCAACGGAAGAAGAAGCGAGGGTTCTTGCCCTCGAGCCCCCGCAGATACAGGCGGTAGGCGACCGAGCTCTGATCGAAGCCCGCCGTCGTGATCGTGAGCAGCAGCGGTTGGCGACGCGCCGCGCCGGCGGAGGCGAACGCCTCGTAGAGCTCGGGGGAGCGGTGGACCCAGATCTCGTCGATGATCGCGGTCGAGGGGTTGGGGCCGTGCGCGAGCTTCGCGTCGGCGGCGAGCACGCGCCAGACCGACTCGGTCTCGGGGACCTCGATCGCGTCCTTGTAGACGCGGCTCATCGCCCGGAGCATCGGGGATCGCTCGACGAACCCGCGCCCGATCTCGAACAGGACCTTGGCCTGGTCGCGCGACCCCGCGACGTTGTAGACCTCGGCGCCGTACTCCGGGAGCCAGGTGAGCTCGCCGGCCTGCTCGACGTAGTGGCCGTCGGCGTACAGCGCGTAGGCACCAAGCCCGGCGGCGAGGTGTGTCTTCCCGTTCTTCTTCGGGACCCCGACCATGCCCTCTGTGATACGCCGGATCCAGGCCCCGCGGGCCCGGATCAGGTCGTCGTAGATCGGCCTGACGACGTCTTGCTGCCAGGGCTCCAGGACGAACGGCCTCCCGGCGAACTGACCCTTGCCGTGGCGCAGGTGCCGGCGGAAGAAGCGGTCGATCATCTCGCTCGGCGCCAGCGGTACGGCGAGCTTGGCCGCGGTGGCGGAACGGGCCATGGATCTACCCGTCGCGGAGATCGTCCAGGAGCTGCTGCGACAGCGTCTTGCCGACGAGCTGCAACAGCCCGAGCCGCATCCGGGAGGCGACCGTGAGCCCGTAGTGCTCGGCGAGCCGAAGGAACGCGGCTGTGGCGTCGCGCTCGGCCTTCACGAAGGGCGACACCGTGACGGCGCCGGACTCCGAGCGCGAGACGATCCCGTATTTGTCCACAAGCTCGCCCGCCTGCTTGACGCGGTGGTACTGGCGGACCAGGAGCTCCAGGGCGAACGCATCGCCATCTCGAAGCGTCGACGTAGGCCCGAGCGCGGCGACGACGGCGGTCCAGGTGGAGACCATCTCGGCCGGCAGCGACGTACCCGTGCCGGCGCAGCCAGGACACTCGTCCCGCGCCTTGCCCTTGGTGAGGGCACCCTCACCGCCGCAGACCTCGCACCGTGGGGGCGAGAGGTACGGCGCGTCACCCGGAACGGGGACGATCTTGAGCGCGGGAGCCTCGTCGGGCTTCCGCCGGTGACCGGTGCGACGCCTCGCCCGGGTCGGGTCCTTCGGTCGGCCCTTCATCGCGGCGCGATCGCCTCCGTGGCCGGACAGACGTTGGCAAGATGCAGCGCCCGCAGGATCGCCCCAGGATCGCGGCACTCGATCGTCTCGCCGCACTCCGCGCAGATGAGGATGACCGGCTCGACCGCCTTCTCGACGGGTGGATCCTCGTTCATGCCCTCGCCGCCTCCTCGATCTCAGGGAACAGGACAAGACGTGCCTCCCTGATCCGGCGCGCCAACTCCCCTGTCGGCCCCGCCAGACGCCGCGGGAGGTCGCGTTCCAGCATCGCCAGTCGGTAGGCGATCCAGTCGACCTCCAGCAGGCCCTGCGCGAGCTGGTCCTCGGCAGGCGCCGCGGGCTCCGCCTCGAGCGTGGCGACAAGCGCCTCGATCGTCCGGCGACGGACGGTCTCCGGATCGCTGGGGAATCCCGGGACCTCGACCGGCGGCCAGGGTAACGTTCGCCGGCGGCGACTCCGCCGCAATCGGCAGCGATCCGAGCACGTCAGGCGAGGCCGCCCGACAGCTCGCGATGGGGGCATCGGACCGCCGCACTCCGCGCAGGCCGGTGCTTGGATCCGCAGGCGCCGCACGCTCACACGTACCACTCCTCGTAGACGAGTTCTGCCGCAACGATCCCGTCCTCGCCGCGATCGGTGATGCGGTAGATGCCGCGAGCGTTGGCCAGCCGGAAGTCGACGAGGTCCGGCCCCCGGCCGTACTCGGCGATGACCGACTCGCCGATCCGTGCGTGGCGAGGCCACGCCACCCCATCGAGGCGGCGGGTGCCGTCCTGATCCCAGACGATCCGGATGACGTCGAGCGTCGTGACCATGAGCCCAGTCTGGGTTCCGTGTCACGTTTCGTGGCCGAGCCGACGCCCCCGCACTCGGCGGGGCTTTTCGTATCGGCCGTTTCCCAGTTTCGGGTCCGCGTGAAGAAGCCTAGGGCGGGGTATGAAGGGTGCTGCGGCGCCGAAGATTTCGTCCCGCCCCCTCGGTTTGTCAGCCGTGGGATCCAGGCTGTCGGTGCTTCCCGGTAGGTTGTGGCCTGGCTTCCCACTACTGCCGAGGGATGCGGGCT